TGTCAAGTTAATTAATATGAATAGTTTCCGTATTAAAAGAAACTCTACATTAAATGTAGATACACGAAAATTAACTATTATGGATTACCAGGAATATCTTGACAACCATGTTGATAACGAATATAATAGTAGTACTAGTATTAGATCAACTCCTAGATTTGTAATTAGAACTCCAAGCCAAGAGTTTATAGTACTACCTAATCCTGATAAAGCTTATGAGATAATATACGAGTACTATCAAAACCCTGTTTCTTTATCCTTACACTCAGATGTACCAACTGTACCTAAAGAATTTCAACATGTTATAGTTGATGGTGCGATGTTCTATGCATACCAGTTTAGGGGAGATGTACAAGCCTCTCAACTAGCTCAACAAAAATTTGTAGAGGGTGTTAAGTATATGAGAAGTCTCTACATTAACAGGTACGATTATCTTAGATCTTCTATGATAGTCTCAAGTCACGGTTTAAGTAGCAATCCAAGGTTATTATAATGGCAACAGACTGGCAAACATTTCCATTAGAGTTTAAAGGTGGTTTAATATCAAACCTAACACCATTACAGCAAGGTACAAATGCTATTGGTAGTGCTACTATCTTAGAAAACTTTGAACCATCTTTGACAGGTGGTTATAGTAAGATAAAAGGTTTTAAAAGATTTAATCCTAATGTTGTTACAGGATCAGGTAAAGTACAAGGTCTTGCCTTAGTTAGTAATGGTTATACTGCAATAGCTGTACGTAACGATAAATATTTTGTAGTTACTTCTAGTACTGTAGTACAAGCTCACTCTAATAGTGCAACTAACTATGCAGGAAGAACAGCCTTGTCAGGTGGTAAAGTAAGACACTGTAACTATGACTTTGGTTCTGGAGAAAAAACTATATTTGTAGATGGTTTTAATGCCCCTGCATTTTATGATGGGAATGCAAACAGTACTTCTGTTAGCTTTGCTAATCCTGCAGCTAGTGAGTTTGTTCCTATTGTGGGTGCTAAGTTTGTAACAGAGTTTAAAAATCATCTTGTACTTGGTAAGGGCAGTTCTGTTTTTATAGGTGATACTAATACTGATGACTCTTTTGCCACAAATGGTTTAGAATTAAAAGTTAAATCTACTGTTACAGGTCTTATTGTTTTTAGAGAGCAGTTAATTATTTTTACTAAAGATAGTATTCAAAAAATTACAGGTTCAGCTTCTACTGGTAGTGATGCATTTGTACTAACACCTATTGCAAAAAACATAGGCTGTATTAAAGAAGATACTGTTCAAGAGGTTGGTGGTGATATTTTATTTTTCGCCCCAGATGGAATTAGATCATTAGCTGCTACAGAAAGAATTGGTGACTTTAGTTTAGATGTTGCATCCCAACCTATTAAGGAAGATGTAGATACTTTAAGTGCTACTTCGTTTGATTCGTTAATTATTAGAGAAAAAGCACAGTATAGATTACTTGCTTATAATGATAGTGTTGATAATTTAGACTCAGTAGGTTTAATTGCAACTAAGTTTATTGCTCAAGGTGGTGCTGGTATTAATTGGGCTAGAACAAGAGGTATTAAATCTTACGCATCTGACTCACGATATTATGGAGAAGCAGGTGCTTTAGGTGAGTTAATTATTTTTGCTAATACTGATGGTTACATCTATCAGTTAGAATCTACTGCAGGTTTTGTTGATAGCTCTGATAATGCAGTTAATATTACTGCTGTTTATGAGTCACCGTTCATGCCTATTAATGACCCTGCTATTAGAAAAACTTTTTATAAACTCTTGTTGTTTCTTGAGCCTGAAGGTGGTGTTACAGCCGATGTTAATATTAAGTACGATCAAGATGAAGTAGATGTTATACAACCAGCTACTATTCAAATAGAAACAACAGGGACAGGTATATCTAAATTTAATGATGTAAACTTTGCGTATGCTACAGGGACAGGACCTGCATATAGTGATGACCCTAATCCAAGTCTTTATAGTGTAGACTTAGATAAACTATATAGAAACAATGTTGTTGGTTCTGGTAAAACAGTGGCTATACGTATACAAGAATCTTCAACTAAACCTTCATTCAGACTTGATACTGCTGTATTTGAGTATAGTGTAGAGACAAGGCAATAGGAGACAAATAATGGGAAATACATATCAAACTAGAGTTGTATCGGGGAATGGGGTTGGTCTTCCTACAACTGGTGGAATAATTAAATCAGAACATATAAACAATGAATTTGATTCGGTAATAGCTGCATTTAGTGCTAGTACAGGCCATTCACATAATGGTGCAGATAGTGCTAGAGTAGTAAAATTAGGAGCAAACGAAGAATTACAGACAGCTACAACATCTATATTTCCAGGTACAGTTACAATAGACATAGGAACTTCAGGAGCTAAGTTTAGAGATGCTTTTATAAGTGGTACTGTTAGTATAGATACATCTCTTAAAACACCCACTATAGCTGATACAACAGGTAATGAAGCAATAAAGATAACTGCTACAGGTAGTGCAGTTAATGAGTTTACAGTTGCAAATGCAGCTACTGGTGGAGATGTTACTCTGTCATCTACAGGTGATGATACTAATATAAGTATTGCTATAACTCCTAAAGGATCAGGACTAGTTAAAATAGCTGAAGGAGATTTAGCTTTTGGATCTACTGCTATAACAACAACTGCAACTGAACTAAATGTTTTAGATGGTAGTGCTACTACTCAAGCTACAGTAACATTGCAAGGAACAGATGGTGTTGTAATATCAGATGCTGATACTATGACACAAGCTCTTGTATCTGACTTTGATACTTACATCTTTAGTCAAAGAAGTAAAGATCAAGATGCTATGACTGATGATTCAGATACACACTTTCCAACACAACAATCTGTAAAAGCTTATGTTGATGCTGGGTCTACTACTATAACTAATAAAAGTATTAGTGCAGATGATAATCCAATAACTGAATTAGAAACGGACAACTTTAAAACAGGTGCTATAGATACAGATCTTACAAGTGTTTCTGGAACTGATAATACATTAGCTTCTGCTAAAGCAATTAAAACTTATGTAGATGCTCAGTCTTCAAATGCCAGTTCTAACATGACAGGTGTTACAACTGCTGATGTAATTGCAGGTAATTTAGGAACTTCTGGTTCGCCCATTGTCATAACTGTTACTGTAGCAACAAAGTCTGGACATCCATATCAAGGTCAAGGCAGTAGTAGTGCTTATGTTTTAAATGGTAAACAATCTCCTGCAATAAAGTTTCATGGTGCAGATTCTTCTTATCCTTACTACTATGAGTTTGATCAAAGTGATAGCAGTAATTCAAGTCACCCACTTAGATTTTATTTAGATGCTGCTAAAAGTGTAGCTTATACTACGGGTGTAACAACAAGTGGTACTCCGGGATCTAATGGAAAAACAATAATAGCTGTTGACAAAGATACCCCAAATATACTATACTATCAATGTAGCAGTCATAATTACATGGGTAATCATGCTACAACAATTAGCAGTAAACTAAACAATGGAGCTTTAATAAGCTTACCTACAACAGAAGATACTCTTGTTGGTAGAGCTACATCAGATACTCTTACAAATAAAACTATTGATTTAACTGATAATAGTATTTCAGGAACTACTGCTGAATTTAATACAGCTTTAAGTGATGGTTCTTTTGCAACATTAGCAGGTAGTGAAACACTTACTAATAAGCAATTAAATAATCCAGAGTTTAATGAAGCTGTAAACATGACAGCTACTTCAACAGAATTAAATAAACTAGATGGTGTAACTGCAAGTACTGCTGAAATAAACTATTTAGATATAACTACATTAGGTACATCAGAGAATAGTAAAGTATTAACTACTGATAGCAGTGGAGATACTATTCACTCAGGCGAGTTTAGAGCAACATCTTATAATGAAACTGGTACTAGTTTAACTTCTAATACTAGTGTAACTATAAATCTAGAAATAGGTAATGTATTTTTTGTAACTGCAGGACACAGCATTACTTTTAGTTTTGCTAATCCCCCTTCTTCACCACAAGGTTACGGATTTACTTTAAAAGTAACGCAAGATGGATCTGGTGGTAGAAGTTTAACATGGCCTTCTACAGTAAGATGGCCTTCAGGTAGTGTTCCAACGCTAACAGGATCAGCAAGTTCTGTAGAAGTATTTACATTTTTTACCCATGATGGTGGTAGTAACTATTATGGTTTTCATGCAGGAACTAATCTAAGTGGTTCAGGTGGAACATCTTCATAAGGAATAAATATGAGTGGTATTAGTAGAAAAGTTACGATGGGTGCAGGTGGTCAAAAGCTTGCAGTAGAAGACGTATTTAAAACTTGGAGATTCACTGGCTATACAGGCGTAGATTATCCTATTAAGTTAGGGGAAACTACAACTACCTCTGGCATAGATTTGCAGAACAAAGGTGGGATGGTTATCTTAAAAAATTTAGATACGACAAATAGTAGAGGTACTATGATCTTTGATACTGTTAGAGGGGTAAATAAGTTGTTAAGAGCAGACACCTCTGATGCACAAGTAACTGTATCTAATAGTTTATCTGCTTTTAGTACTACTGGTTTTACTGTAAACACAGATAATTTAATGACTTCTGGCAACAGTGAAGGTAATAGATTTTCAGCCTATGTCTTTCGTAAAGCACCCAAGTTTTTTGATGTAGTTACTTATCAAGGAAATGATGGATCTAATCCATTCGCCCACAACTTAGAACAAAAACCGGGAATGGTTTGGATAAAAAATTTAGATAGTGATAGTACTGATTGGGTTGTTTGGCATAAAGGAATACATAATGATTACTTAGCTAATGATCATCTAACTCTTAATAGTGCAGGTGATAGTGGATCTTTAGTTTCTAATTGGATGCCACAAACAACTGCAACACAATTTGGAGTTTATGGTACAAATAGCAGGATAAATCAAAATGGTATAAATTATATTGCTTACCTTTTTGGTGATGATGACTCTGAAGATGGTATGATTAGATGCGTAAAAATGGGTGCTTATGATTCTTCTAATACAGACACTTTAAATTCTAACTACTATGACTTTGGTTGGAAAGCACAATTTGTTTTAGCTAAGGCATACAAGTTTGGTGATAGTAATAGACACTGGATGGTTGGGGATAAGCTACGTGGTTTAACTGCTAACTTTAATAATAGTGGTGGTGACTATCAAGATAGCTATGGCTCAAATGTTTATTCTTTAGACGAAAATACAATAGAAAGAAAGCTAGACGGAACTCTTTTAACTTCTAGTGGAGAGGGAAAAATTCATTCTTTTGGTGGAACATCTAGTACACTCTTTGGAAAAGAAGTTTATAGGCATGAGTTTGGTTTTAGTAACTCTAACTTTGGAAGTAACCCAGATAAGTATAGTGCTGTTTATATGCACATAAGAGATGAACCTATGAGAGTACCTGATAGGTCAAGATGTTATGGAAATTTTAACTTTGATGGTAATACTAATGTTTGGGATGCTGCTACTTATAGTATGGATTCTTATGGAAGAAACAATGGTGGTGGTTCTTGGACAACCTTTAATAAAAATTACGATACTTTTGATGCTACTTCTGAAGAAGGTTGGCCCCCAGATTTTTGGATAAATGGTTATTTAGTTGGTGGTAGCGCAGGAATAAATAGGTTTGGAGCAAGATACTTGTGGACAGAAAGAGGATCTGCTGTGAGATCTGACCCAACTTATCTTAGTATAAACTCTCCTTGGAATTCAGGTTTAGTAAATGGTAGTTGGAGTCAAAATTCTGGACTTGACCCTGATCAGTATTTTGCAGATCATCCTAGGGGTTTTGGTTTTGAAGAGGATTTACATACACTTCAAGCAGTTCATAATGAAACTTGGTCTTGGAAAGAGACACCAGAAGTATGCAGTATAAAATATTATAGAGCTTTATCTGGAGCAACATCTAGTAATGCTTATATGATACCTCATAGATTAGGTGCAGTTCCAGAACTAATTTTGTATAAACACACGAATGATATTTATACTTCAGCAAAAGATTGGTTAGTCTATCATAAAGATTTAGAAGTAACTTCATCAACAAATGCAAAACAAGTATTTTTAAGTAATGATACTACATTTAATATTCAATGGAACCCTTATACCCTTCCAACTTCAACTAATTTTTGTATTGGTGGGAATATGATTGATTATAATGGTGTATCAGGAAGTGATTTTATAGCTGTATTATTTGCATCAAAAAGTGGATATTGTGATATAGGCAGTTTTGATCACACAACAGGGAGTAATACTACTGTTTCTTTAAATTTTGGAGCTAACTATCACCCAAGATTTTTAGTAGTAAAAAGAGTAACAGATGGAAGTTCAATCGCAGATGGACATTGGATGACTTTTGGTCAATATTTAAGTCCAAGTAATTACTATGGTACAAGAGGTTTAACTTTAAATGGTGGGGATGGTCTTACTTCAGCCTCGACTAATTATTTTACTAGTACAATTCCTAGTGGTGGTGGTTTTACTTTTCATGCTGATCAATCAACAGGTAAATATATTTACTGGGCAATGGCCTAAAGGAGAAAAAGATGTCGTACTACTACAATCCTACTAAAACAGAGTTAAAAACGTGGAGTCAAATAAAGGTTGACTACCCTAACACTTCTTTTCCAAATGAGCCTAATACTGCATTAGTTAATGATCTTGGTTTTGAAGAAGTAATATTTCCTACTAAACCAACTCCTTCTAGTAATTTAAAAATTATTGTAGAGGATGGTGTTAAAGAAGAAGCTGATGGTTGGACTTTAGTATACAAAGAAATAGATTTACACTCTGATACAACAGACTCTGAAGGTAACGTAACAACTAAAGCTAGTAAAGATGAGAAATTTTTACAGAAGGTTGATGAAAACAAACAAGAAAGAATGAGGAATATAAGAAACAGTATGCTAACCGAAACAGATTTTTATGCCTTATCAGATGTAACCATGTCTGATAGTATGAAAACTTATAGGCAAGCTCTTAGAGATTTGTCAACACACAGCAACTGGCCTAATATTACTGAATCTGATTGGCCTACTAAACCATAATGTTCGATCCAATTACCATAGGTGCTGCTCTAACCACAGCAAGCACAGCTTTCGCAGGTCTAAAGAAAGCATTTGCAGCAGGTCGTGATATAGAAGCCATGTCAGGAGATTTATCAAGGTGGATGAGTGCAGCATCAGACATAGATCAAAAAGAAAAGTCAACCAAGAAACCACCTATCTTTCGTAAGGTATTTGGATCAGTCGAGCAGGAGGCTCTAGAAGCATTTGCAGCCAAGAAAAAATTAGCAGAACAACGCTACGAGTTGGAGCAATTTATAAAGTTCAGTCATGGTCACAAGGCATGGGAAGAACTCCTTGGCATGGAAGGAAAGATAAGAAAAGCAAGACAA